CTTTCATTTCTGCGGAATCTTTCTTTGCAAGTTTGTGTTTTGCCTCAAACATCTTGAGGTCCAAAAATTTTGCAAGAATCTCTTTGCGCTTTGTTGACCCTTCGTTAATAAAACCAAAGGCATCTGTCTGGGATGCCATGGAGGTTATTAGAAAGTCACTAAATGTTCCGAAGGTTTTTTGTATGTTTTTGTCGGTTTCAGTTCGAGTTGTGCCGTTCTTACTTTCGAAGTGTTCCCCAAGAGCATAACGAGAAAAATCCAATTCAGTCCGTGCTTCTTTAGACTTTTCCCCTTTTACTGTTTTTTCGTACTTTTCAAGATTTCTAGTAATCTCGTAGGTATCATCGCCGACTCCGATCTGGAGTTGACACTTAGCTTTTTGCTTATTCTGATTGATGATGTGAACATTTTTTCTTTCTCCTTTTGACGTTGCGTTAAATAGACCAAACAATGCCGCATCAATAATGCTGGACTTTCCGGAATAGTTTTTGCCGAAGATTCCAACAAGCCCATTCAACTTCTCGAAATCGATTTCATTCTTTTCGCCGTAGTTAAATAGATTGTTCCATTTCATTTTCTTTAATTTCCAAACAATATTTCGAGAAACTTCCTCGGAGCCTTCTATTTGCTTCGAATATTTTCGATTCAGTTCTAAAACTCTGTCCAAAACTTCAGGTGCGATTTCTTTATCTGATAAGAATGCTTTGATGTATTTTTCTTGAGTGTTTTGATCTCTCATATTAATTCGTTCACCATCAGACTCAACGGTGTCTTGTTGAGAGTATCCGGCTTTGTTGACAAAGTTAACAGAATATGGGTGCCATTTTAAATTAGCATAATCACATGCTCTTCTCAGCTTCACAAGCGGAAGGTTATAGTTTGACACCAATCTGAGTCTGGCATTTTTTGGAACTTCTTTGGCCGGTAGAGTTCCGTCCTTGTTGATTTCAATAGTGTAAAACGGACGAGGAGACATAAACAGCCTCTTTTCTACTGTGTAGTTTTCTTTGTCTCGAATATTCCAAAGCAGATAGCCTTTTCGCAAAGACTCTCCGAAGTTCTGTTGGACGGTAGATCCGGCATACCATACTCTTTTATCTTCATCCAAATATTGGGTTCTGTGGATATCCCCAAGCATTGCAAAATCGAAATCCTTAAAGATGTTAACATCATCCTCGCCATTCTCAAGAGCCCACCCATCAGAAACTTGGCACCCCATGATAGCACCATGGTAAAGCGCAATGTTTACCATGGATTTATCAGAGGGAGATACCCAGTTGTCTCGATCAAACACAGAGAGGACATTTAGGCAGATCGAGTCTGTCAACTGGGTCTCACCTGAGTCTTTTAAAAGGTGCAGGTTTGGATGCTGAAGCGCTTCTATAATCGGTGTTACAGCATCTTGACGGTTTTCGTTCTTAAGATTACCATCGTGGTTTCCAAGAATAATATAGGTCGGAGCAATGTCCGCAAGATTCTTTAGAAATTCTGAAGTCAACTCAAAATATTCCGGAGATAAATGAGTCTTCGTGTGTGCCATGTCCCCAGTGTGAATAATATAATCAGGTTGGTCCTGATGGAGTTGGTCATAAATCTCTTTAAATACAATCCTGTATTCGTCATGATATTTTAAATTTCGTATGTGTGTATCTGAGATATGTGCAAAAGTAGTCATGTGTCCTCCATTACTTTCTTACTATAATATAACCCATTTGATATGGGTTGTCAAGTGAATAATTTAACTCATAAAAATCTAATATTTTAGAAACAATTTTTTTCATCATAAAAGAATTGCCGGTTATAATTTTCATTTCTTCGCCCCAATTGTCATTAATAAAAATATGACAAACGTCATTGACATCGTAGTGTTTAATGCCATGTAAATCAAGCGTTTTCATCTGTAAACTCCAATAGGTCGGCCGGGATTGTTGCTTTGGAGATTTTAAGAATCCGCAAGTAAGATTTTACAATTTGTTCATATTCTTCTTTAGAAGAATATAGTTTTAAAAAATGATGGAGCCTAATAAAGTTATGAAAATCCTCTAATTCTAAACGACCAAAAAGTTTATTAAATAAACTTACTGCTTCTTCTGGAGTTGTTGCTACAAACTCTTGATTAGTTTTATTTTTTATACCACATAAGTGCGAAAACGTATAGCCCTTGTTGGACAACATTGCAACCATTAACTGTGTTCTGTGCATTCCTTTAAGGTTGCCGGACTCCCCAGAGTGATATGCAAACCTCAACCATGGTAAATTACCAACCATCCAGTCAATCTGAACATAGTCGTTTAATTGCCCATAATAATCATATTGTGGGAACATAGTAAAAAGATTACCATGCGTGGTTTTTTCATTTGCGACATGAACCATACCTTCTGAACATATTGCGTAGGATAAAACTTTTAAGAAGGCTTTTAATTTACACATTTCGTCAGTGCTAGTTCTTGCTCGGGATTTGATTTTTTTATACTCTGCTTCCCAGTCATTAGGCACTATTCTAAACTGCCTTAGTTCTTCGGCATTATAAGGCTCACCATCAAATAGGTGCTTAAAATCAATAGCTAAATCCATATCGCCTGATATTGGCTTCTTACCTACACTACCAACAGGATAAAAGTTCTTAAACACATGGGCTTTTTTGGGAAAAATATACCCCAAATGTTCTATGTATTTTTTCAAAGTTGGTCTTATGTTTTCGCGATCAATTGGACTCGCGTAATCCTTAAAAATATTGCCACCCATTGGTGCCTCCTATAAGTTTCTTAATTGTTTTTCGAGAAAGTAAAGGTCTCCATCTACATCCTCAGCGTTTTGTAATCTTTCTTGAAACACTTCACAAGACATTGAGCCAATGTCCTCATAGGTTCCGATATTTAATTTTTTGATTTCAACGTTATTCTTTCTATAATCAAATGATAGTGTCATTAAATTTTCAAAGAATACGTTTTGTTCTCTCACACACTGCCAATACTTCGCTGCCTTTGTTGGATATTTTGCGTCTTGTAAAACCGACATTCTCATTTCTGTCTCAGTTCTAAAGACTTGTTTCTTATGCCAAGTATCTTTTAACTCGTCTCTTAACTC